TACACGGCACCGCCGGAATACATGCGACCGGAAGACACTGTGAGTTCTGCTGTGGCCGTCTTCGTCAGGGTGAACTCGGTCCACCCCTTGCCATCCTGGATGCCGTCCTTGACAACGTGATCAAGCGATGCCCGACCATAGTCGCCAATGTTGCTCAGGTCTAGGGACTGAAGCTCCTGCCTGTCCCGAAAATAGACGAGTTTCTCCACTCGATTTCTCCATTAGGTCAGCAGAAGACGGGAGCGGCCGACTCTCGTCCTGCTGCTCACTTCGGTCTGCTGTGAAACATCCACGATCTTGTGGAGCGTTGTGTTCATGAGGATCTTATCGCGCAAGCTCTTGGAGCTCACGATCGCGCGTCGTGCGTTCTGTAGGTGCCGCATGTCAGAAGTGACCAGGAAGCCGTACACGAAATTATCTGCCTGTTTCCTGGGGCGCTTGCCACTGATCTTGACACTGAGTTCTGCGTTGTAAGCCGGCATACCAAGTCGGATGTAACCGACGTGGCGTGTCGGTGGCCTCCCAGCATGCAATCGAGTTTTGTCGTGAAGGGCGAACCGATCATAGAGACGGTAGCGTGAGGTCGTTGGCGGAAGATAACCAAGAACGAAGCCGCGTATACGCTTGCGGACCAGTGTGACCGGGTCGATCCATCTTCCAGCGACACCACCGAAGATTTGGATACCAAGTATGCTAGTCCCTGGATCTGCAACTTTGTCAGGGACAACATTGATCGGATCAAGAGACGGAGGGACGGCAAACTTGTGCAGATCATCCGGATGCATCTGCTGGATGGCGACCGTGACGATCCTTTGGGCTGCATAGCTGGGCATGGTGAACATGCGCCCGTCGATGCGACCGCCATTGCCCGTGGCGTTAGCGCCGAGCCAAAGAGCCCCGACACGCTCGGCTGGGATGAACATCCGCTCGAACAGGTAGCTGAAGTAGCCACCCATGTCGTTGGACCTGGCGCTCCACACGAGAGGTTTGAAGACGCCAGTTGCAAGTGGATGAGTTCCCTGGTCCCAGATGAAGGGCCTTCGCCCCCATCTATCCCAGGCATCCGTCTCACGAGGGAAGCAGGTGGCCTTCGAGTAGTCATTCAGGCCAGCGCCGAGATAGGTCTTGTCAAGATCCCAGGCGCCCTTGGTGAAGGCGCCCTTGGTGGCAACACCACGATCCATGTAGTCGTAGACACGGATCTGGGGGAAACGGGCGAGCCAGGCCTCCCTTTCCTCCTCCGTCATTGACCCCCAGGCGTAAGCCTTGTCCGGGGGTGTTAGCGCTTGCAGGCACTCTGCGTCCGCGTATTGCAGGTAGCGCTTGATGCCGTAGAGCGTCCCCTTCTTCTGGTGAAGCTGGAGGCTCTCACGGATGATGTTGCGCTTACGAGCGGTCGGCCAGGTATCATCCCAGAAGTCGACGGACATGGCCCAGGCCAACCATGGAAGGTGGGTCTCTGGGCACTGGTCCCATCTCCAAAGGAGATCGATCGGGGTTGGCGTCGCCGTTATCCGACCTGTCGGCCCGGACAGGGCGCGCTCTAGGGGCGTGCTGTTCGGGGGCAACAAATCAGGATAGGTGCTCATACCGCCGTCACCGTGATGCTGGAGTGGGTGGCAACCTGGTCATCAAGTGGGACGACATCAGCTGTCGGGTAAGTGAGGGTCACACTCTCGACGCCAGGAACATGGGCCGCTGCGATGATCCCGGAAGTCATAATTGGGACGCCAACGATGTGGCGCGAGGACAGGTAGGCTTGGATCGCAGACGTGGCTGCGGACCTCACGACCACCTGGTCCGGTCCATCAGCTATGGTGAGCTGTACGCTGATAGCGTAGGACAGCACACCTGGAGCCCGGACTGTCACCATATCTGTGAGGGGTCGGATGTCTTCCTCGTTGAGCCGCTGCCGGATCTTGGAAAGAAGGATCTCGCTTGGGATGCCGTTGCCGACGCTGGTCAACGGAAGAACATGGACTGCACCAGGGTAGGGCTGGTAGGCTCGAACGCTCTTGACCAGCGGGTCGATCGTCATGGCATGGAAGACATAGGCGCCTTCTGGACCAGCAGTAGAGAGGGCTTCCGGGGCCAGCTGGACGCGAGTTCTCAGACGACCATCAGCCTCATAGACGGCTGAGACCAAGTCAGTGGCCGGGGTCACGATCTGACGGATGACGCCGTAGTAGACGCCGAGGTGCTCGAGGTCGGCCTGCTGAGAGAAAGCCAGCATAACAGCACGGGCCGCGTCGTTGACGCGAGCCCGCAAGAGCATCTCACGGTAGGCAGCAACTTCCAGGATCTTGACGACCGGGTCGCTCTCCAGCATCTGCACGTCGTACTCAACACCGGCATCCACCATGCGTTGGACGCAGTCATCCTTCAGGTCCTGAAGGATTTCCTCGTAGACGATCGTCTCGACGACACCGGGAGGCGTCAAACCAGTGAGATCGATGGCCGTAAATCTGGTCATGCCATCCACCCCTAGATGAAGATTTGAAGGTCTCGATCCGTCTCGACGTGGGAGTAGTCACCAAGGTGACCGCGCGGGTAGTAGTCACCGCGAATAAAGATCTCCATGACCCCGTCCGGTTTAGCGTCCATGATGGACACCCGGCTTAGGCGGAACCTGGGCTCCCACTTCTCGAGGGCGTCACCAAGAGCCATAGTCACCTCAAGCACCATGTCGACGCCTTGCGGTCTATCGATCAGGTCTGGGATGTCTGATCCATAGTCGCGACGCATGACTCTGGTCCCAATGCGGGTGGTCATGAGATCGACGAGGGACTGTTGCAGGTGGCGCCATCCGGCTAGTTCTTTTCCGTCGTAGCGATTGACGCCAACCATGCTTAGAACTCCTCAGCCTTCATATTGGGCTTGGACGGCCTTACCATGTTGAGTTTGGGGCTGGAGACTGGAACTGGACTGATGGTCGAGCTCAGGATCTCGTACTTAGCCTGCTTCGGGTTGAGCTTGACGTATTCGCCAGCCTTGTAGTGCTTTCCGTAGATCCAAGCGTCGGCGATCACTTTGTAATAGGTCTGCATGTGTAGTCCTCGTTAGTCCGACAGGAACATGAACTGGCTTCCGGTTGTCGGATGCCCGCAGCCCGCGAGGTGACCCTCGCGGCAGACGGGGATGCCATCGATGCTGATCCAGGATGAACCCTGGACCATGTTGTCACCACCAGGAACGTGGGGCCTGGGAGCGTGGGGCTGGTTGATGTCGCCGAGGATGATCCAGAGCTGGCTCTCGACGTTGATCCATGTTTGACCGACGCCGATCTGCGGACCGGCCGCAGTGTCGACGCTTCGTCTGGCTACGCCGTGCATGTTAAACCTTTGTGCCGACCGCTGTGATAGAGGCAGCCATGGCGATGGTAGCCGTCTTGAACTTCTTGCGGATCATCGCCTCGAATGCAGCTGCGATCGTTTCGACCTCCGGATCGGCCATCGCAACGATGGCGTCATAGAGATCCTCGTCATCGCTCTCGAAACCGGTACCGCGGTAGTAGACCGTCATTCCATCAAAGACTGCGTTGCGCATGTGCGCCATGATGACAATCACAAGATCAAGCGGATCAGACTGAAGCTGAAACGTCTTGTCGACGAGAGCATCCGTCGCCGGGCCAGTAACCGTAGCTGGAAGAACTCCACCGGTGTTCAGGCTCAAGCCAGGCATTGATGGTGTCGTATTTGTCAGCGCAGAGACAACCGACCAGTCATGATCGGGGTTGGCGAGGCTGGCGATCAGAGACGCCACCATGGATGGGCTCATCTCACTCATGCCGTAGCCCCTCCACTGAAGCCGTCGAACCCGTCACCAGATGGGATGCCAGCCGAGGCAAAGTTGGTGCCTCCAGAGCTGTCGGATGGACCGGCTTTCTTAGCGTAGGCGATCTTGGCGCAATTCACGAAGCGCTGTCCGCCTGGGTTGTCATAGATGTCGGCATTGGCCGTTTGGGTATGCTGGTTTGTCACGCCACCTGAAGTGGCCTTGACGATGCTGCGATCCTGAGCCGTGATGGACTCAACCTGCTTCTGCGGCTCCTTGTACTTGTCCCTAGAGGACTTGTAGGCCACCGCGCCATCATCCTTGTTCGCCTTATACTGCGAGATGTAGGCAGGCAGGTTGTCGTCCGGTTCTTCGGTTCCGTCAGGGTTCTTCTTGTTCTCCCGGACTGTGGTCTTCTTCTCGGCGCGCTTGTCGTGAGGCTGCTTGTACTTTTGCGACCACAGCGACGAGGTGATCATGGACATCGGCCCGACATCACCACCGAGATTGACCATGATCACCTGCTCGTCCTTGGACGGCGGTTCCCACTTGTTGATCTCGCCAGCCCTGGCCGGGCTCCATGGTATCCAGCCACTCTCTACGTCCTTGTCCTGCTCATCGAGAGCGTAGGACACCTTGACCAGACCCTTCTTGGCGTCGACCTGGGTGACACGGGCCGGGCGGATAAGATTGTTGATGCGCCGCTCCGCCTCGTAGATGCGTCGCGACAGCTCAAAGACAAGACTTGGAAGGCTTGACATTCTAACCGCCGTATTGAAGCATGAGCTGCAACCCCGTGAGACCCATCATCATGTAGCGCAGCATCTTCTGCGCGCC